GGAGCGCTGAATCCAGACCGTCATGCCACCGCCTCCAACTCGGCGGGCCGCACAACAAACGGCGTCCCTCGTTCGTCCGTGTTCCACCACTTCTGCTTGTGGTCTTTCCGCCCGCCCAAAACGTCCGACTTGCCGTGTTCCTGGCCCACGAGCCATTGCCGAGGGGCGTAGACCTTGTGCGTCGGGTGCAAGGATCCCAACCGGAAATCGACGTGGTAGGATCGACTGGTCGGCATGCCCGGCGGCAACAAGGCGCAGGTGTCAATCGCCGCTTGCATCATGGCGGGGCGCATCGCGTAGGCGTGGGTGCGATTGGCGTTTTCGCAGCGCAGCACGTATTCGTTGACCACTTGCGGCGGCGAGGAAAAGCCGGGCCGCGTGTCGCCGTTTTGGTCGATGGCGTACAAGTGCTGGCCGCCCAAGTAGATCTGATCCCAGTCGTCGGGGACGCGGGCCATGAACCGGGCGAACTTCTCGGCGAAGCCTTCGCAGAAGATAGCGTCGTCCTCAAATACCAAGACGTCGTCCCATCTGCCGGACAAGGCGTCCTCCCAGATGCGAAGGTGCGTGCGGAGACATCCCCAAGCGCCGGGATCGGGACAGGCGTCGGAGAACCAGGGCGGGGGCTTGGCGAGGCGACTGTCGACGGCTGGGTAATGATGAGGGTGATAGTACCTGGTGTCGGTTGGAAAACCGTGGATAAACCGCTTCCACCGCTCCGGCCGCCTCTCCAGGTTGATGCACATCACGTGCTTAAACATCGCTCAGCGCCTCCTCGGCCGCCTCGCTTGTCAACGTCGGTGTGAATCGCTGGCCGTCTTTCGCTTGCGCAGAAGAGAAAGAGATGCGAATCAGTCGGTCGTCATTTAGCCGAAAACTGCCGGCCATGTGCGACTCGGCCGAAATGTCAGAGGCATCACGTGGAATGGGATCATCGATGACACGGTAAAACCGTTGCTCTTGCGTGTCGTCAAGCGCCTTGCACAAACTCACAAGCAACTCAGGCGTGATGTCGAAATATCCGCGTCCCATGTTTTCCTCCAGTACATTTTCCAACCAACCCGCCACCCGGCCAGCTCCGTGAAAAAACCGACCGAGCAGCGGGCCAGGAGGAATCACATCGGGCAAGCCGTCACTTTCCAGGTAAAGGACGAATTCGCGTCGGCGTCGACTTGCACGTAGTTGATCCGCCACTCATCGCCCAGCAAATGACGCACCGTTGTGCCGGCCGCCAGGACAGCGTCGGCGAACAATGTCTCGGCCGTGTTGGCTAGTAGCTTGGCGATGAAACGCTTGGCCCCGCCATTGCCAAGAATCTGGGTGAAGTGAATCACGTCGACCCAATTCGTACCGTCGATCTTGGTCTGCACCTTGATGTCCAACGTATCGCCCGCATCGGTGGCGGCGGCCGAGACGTCGCAGACAAACACGATGGCGTTCACCATGCCGGGCAATCGAACCGCGTCGGTGTTCGTGCTGGAGACGGCGCCGGTCGTCGTGATAGCCGCCTGGATATTCACCTTGTCATGGTCGCGTTTGACGAGTAAAGCCACGGATCACCTCCCTTATGCGGATACCACGGCGGCGCGACCGGCCTCTTGACCGTACTCGTTGGCGACGAAGTTCTCGGCTCGGCCAAGGTTCGCCGCATCGACGGCCGTCAGAATGTCGGTGTTGTCTTCCATGTACATGGCGTTGTAGGCCATGATCCCCGTAGACGCCGCGACAAGATCCACGCATCCGGCGAGGTCGTCACCAGCCAGCGTGTTGATGATCCGGTTCCCGACAATCTGCATGTCAAGGCAGGCGTTCGATGTCGCGGAAATCGCGGACACGGAGAACGGCCCCTTGATGTAGTTATCGCGGATGATGACGCGATCGTTCGCGCCGACAAGCTCGATCCCCTCGGTGCCGGCCGAGTCGACCGTGGTGAAGAAATTGCCCTCGATAATCATGTCATCGGCGGCGGCGGTCGTGAGTACTTGGATCTTGAAATTCTCGCCCGTGGTGTTCTCCTCGAACCGGCATCCGCGAAGCTCAAACCCGGCGGCGGCAACGTTGATCGCCTTGGCGATGTCCGCGTGGCCCGCCTTTATATCGACGTTTTCGATCACAGTATCGGCGCCCGTAACCGAGATGAACGTGTCGTTAAATCCGTCGATGAGAATCTGCGGACGACGGGTCTGGCCGCCCAGCCCGCGGGTTCGCAGTCCGGCCACGCTCAGCGTCAAGGCGGCAGCGCCCGTCACTCCGATAGTCTCGGTATGGCCGGGCATCAGGAAAATGAAATCGTCGGACGACGCGGCGGCGACCGCCGTGGCCCAGGTCAAAAACGGGGCGTCTGGATTCTGCCCGAAGCCGGACGAATTGGATCCGTTGGCGGTATTCACCGAGTCGACCCACCAGATTTTACCGGCAGGGAACTGCTCGCGGTCGAGAATGTTGAACATGCCGCCCTTTTGGTTGCGTCCGAAAAGCTTGGTATCCATCTCGGGGTTGTCCTTTGTTAGCGATGGAGAACTGTGATAAAATCGTTCGCGGCTTTGATTGACAGTTCCGCGATATGGGTGGCTTTTCGGTTACGACCAGAACCAAAGAGCGTGACGAAAAGCTGCGAGGCAATCTTGTCCCGAAGTTCATTTTCTGACGGCGCCGAGGCAATGGGCTTTGACTCCCGCTGCCTCGGCTTCGATGCGTTAATGGCCGGTCCGCCCATGGTATTCCTCCTGTGGGTTTCAGTTACGCTACGACATCAACAGTCAACCCGTCCGTCGGTCGCTTGGCGCCAGCGCGGGTGTACACAACGACAGCCTCGTCGTCCGTGTGCTGACACGTCACCACGGCGGTGACATAACGGACGTTTGCAACACCGGCGTCCGACGCCTCTTGAGCGATTTCCTCTGCGGTGCATTCCAGCACGAGGAAATCACCGACGGCATCCGGAGCGCTGCCAACGGCGTGCGACTTGATCGCCACGTCCGTACCGCCACCGTCGGATTCGGCGTTCGCGATGATCGTGAACACCGTGGGGCCATTGCCGCCTAGTGCCGACGTGAAGAGCAACACCGCGAAATTCTGGAAATCTCGCATGTCCACCCACGCAATCTCGGTGGCCACCGTACTGTTCGCCGGATCGTGATCGTAGGCGTATTGCGCCATATTCGAGAAAAGTTTGTCGCTCGCTTGGGGGGAAGCCATTGGCCTCACTCCTTTCTAATTGAGAATGGGATCAGACCAGGGGCTAGCGGGCCGCCACTGTCACAAACGGAGAGAGCGTCGACCCATTGTCTGGTGTTAGAGCGGTTCTCCACCAGCATTTACCATCGTTTTCCATCCAGAACTTGAACGTCCGCTCGTGATTCACAAAGCGGACATGAATGGATTCCGCTTGCTGCGGACCGGAAAGCAAGCCTTCGAGATATTGCGACCAGTTGCCGAGTAAGATGTCGCCCTTGTCCCCAATCGTTTCCATGTGCTCGGAGTAGAAGATCGGACGACCGAGCAAGAGGTCCGGTGCATCTTCGCGGATCGACGGAATCCAGATGGGGACGCCACCCGTGCCAACATCGAGCGTCATCGTCATGAGCTGCGGCAAAGTGTCGTGGTTCGCCATCCAAATCGCCGAGCCGAAACCCCAGCACCGCGCTCGCATCTTGATGATGTTCTCGGTGACAATGGTATCGGCATCTTGGCCGGTTTCCTTGGCGACGGTAATCAGAGACGGCGTTGTGAGCACGCCCTCCATCATCCCGACGCCGGAACCGTTCAGCTTTTCGCGTAGCATCTTCGAGTTGAACTCATCCGAAAAACCGGCCTGGAGCAACGCAATGAAGGAAATTGCGGATCGAGACAGCAGCTCCTCCGTGGCGTGGGACACACCAAACAGCATGCTGGCTCGAAGTACCACTTGCTCCAACTCGACACGACTGGTAGGCGAGGTGTCGGCCTCGGCCCGGCGATACACTCGCAGGCCGCCCGAGACGCTGTTAGAGTGGTTTTTGTCCGTCCGAGCCGGGATCTCGACCACCGGGCTATCCATCGGAATGGCCGTAGTCCTGCCGGCCGTGGGGTCGGCCTCGGGATTCACTGTCAACAGGGTTGGCGAGAAGCTGCTCGGGACCAAGAAGCCGCCGACGGGGTCGCCATAGGTGCCGGCCTCATCAGAGCCAACGGTGGCCAACGGGCGAAGCCGATCGTCCGTAATGGTTTGAGCCTGGCCGGTAGCAAGCACGGACAACAGAAATTCCGTATGCGACGCAAAGCTGCCTTGCGGATCGTCCTCAGAGGCAAGCCTCGGATTCCCGATATTGGCGCCGGGATTGGGGGAGGGGCCGAGATTCGGAGGAGCCGAGATTCGCGGCGTGACGGCCTTGTCCAGCGCGGCCTCGGCGGCCAGCTCCAGGTCCAACTTGTTCTGCGCGTCGCGCCTGGCGTTGAGCTTGTCGATCTCCTCGCGAGTCGACCTGGCCTTGGCTACATGGGCCTCCACCGCTTTCTGCTCTTCGTCGGTCAGGTCGCGGTCATCATCGTCCTTGGCCGTGGCCTGGATGACCTGGGCCGCGGCGATGGCGTCCTTGCGTTGTTCGATTAGCTCACTGAGCTTACTCATACGCTTTCTTCTCCCGCCGTCGGGAGTCGAGTGCGCATGAAAAACGGGCGCTAGGCGTCCCGACAGCTCTAGTCCAATGGAGGATGTAGAGTGTCGTGATGCCTGGCGCCCGTCTCGGCGAGCTACTCAGTACACCGTTACGTCGCGCTCAAGAGATGAAACTCGGCCACCAAGTGAGGCGCGACGCCTTGGTATGTTCTGGGGTTCAGAATATCATGGGGCAGGGGAATGTCAAAGGGTAACATCTGTTACCCTAATCGACCGGGCGACGCCTGGCGTGCGAGAGAGCATGCCTAACGCCTCCAGCCGCTTGACGTGTTTCCAGGCGTTCGGCGGCGCCACGCCCACCCAAGCGGCAATCTCGCGGACCGTGGGCTGTTTGCCGTGGACCTCCGCGAACTGGCGGACGTACGCCACGATTTCAGATTGGCGGTCAGTCAGATTGGCCGATGTCATGCTCCCAACTCCGCCTCAATCGCAATTGCCGACGCCAGCGAGCGGGCGCGACCCCTACTCTCTCGCGGTTTGATGATCCCGGCAAGCAACTCGCCGAGCGTGGCCACGCCGTCAATCATCCCTCGATCCTTGGCGTTCTTGGGACCGATGGCCTCGATCATGCGGCCCTGGCCGAAGTTGTCCAGGACGTGTTGCTTGGTAACGTTGCGGCCCAAGGCCAGGGCCTCGGTGAAGATGCCCATGTGATGGGTGACCACCCGCTCCATTTCAGCGCGAGCGGGATCGGAGAGCGGCTCAAACATCGACCCCTCCGTCTTGGCGTCGCTGGTTGCAATCGACGTGACCCTGACCCCGTCCTTGGCCAACATCTCACTGATATCGATGTGCGTCATCCGCACGCCGTGCGAGCCGACCAGGCCGGAGAGCGAGGCAAACGCCTTGCTGGCTTGAGAACTCAGGAACAAGCCGGCACTGGCAGACATGGGATTGGCTAGCGAGTAGATCGGCGTCGATTGGCGAACTTGCCGCATGACTTCCGCAGCTTCGGGTAGACCATAGGCAATCCCTCCGGGCGTGTCGAAGTCCATCACAATGGCGCCTATGTTGGGATTGGCATCGGCCTCCAAGAGTTGGGCGGAGACGTCCTCCGTACACGTACCTGCCCAACAGTCGCCGCTACGACGTTGACCCATTACACCCTGTACGCGAATCACGGCCACCGCGTTGTCGATGCGAGGCAAACGCGGCACGCGAGATTCAGGCAGGGGGGGCGGCGGGTTCTTGTCGCGGGAGTAGAGGACGACCTTGTGGGGGCTGTCGCCAACTTCGACAACTACCATCCCGCGTACCCTGGCAATCAAGGCGGGGATCGCTTCGCGCAACATCAACAGCGGCGAGCCGCTCAATCGCGTAAGCATGCCATGGACGTCAATTGGATTGGTCATCGGAAACACCTCGCAGGGCTTGGGAAAATGCGGCTAGGATTGACGTTGTCAATTCGTTTGCGCTCGCGACTTGAAATGGCCCGGCGTGCTCAGAAAAGTTCGCCGGCAAACCGGTCTCTCCGGAGAACGTTGACAGGTTCTTGTATGCTTGATTCGCGCAGTCGGTAGCTACGTGGATCGACAATGTGACTGGATCGCAGCCCGCGGCGCCGCTAAACGATTCAGTGATTGGCGCCATTGCTTGTTGGCTGAATGACACATGATCGCTGTAGAATTGACACGCCCACGACTTGAACTTGTCTCGGTCTCCGCTCTTCTCAAGCCTCTTAACTGCGTTCGTCACGGCTTTGATTTCCTTCGTCGCCAAGCGTTTCGCCGCATCCTCGACCGCCGGCCGGAACGCCTCAACCAGATCGGCGGAAGCTTGGGCCTGGGCGTCGCCGTCATCCGATTCCTCGGGCGGCCCTTCAATCCGTAGAGGTTGATCTGGCTCACCGGATACGGGGATGGCGTTTCCCTCCTCGTCGAGCACCGCCATGTTCTGTGGCACAAGTAGCCGTTGCGATCCCTCGATAAATGGCTTGTCCTCCAACTCACGAACCTCGGCACGGGTAAGCCAACCGGTCAACACGCCTCGATCGTAGAATTCCGCCCGGGTCTTCATGTCGCCACGGGCTAACGCGTTCACGTTATGTTTGAGAAACAAAGGCGTGCCAGAGAGGAATTTCTCATTGAACGCCGTCTCGATACGAATACAACGTGGCGTTACACCACCCCTCACCCACTGTAACTCCATTTGCTCGGTGTTGTTGAACGTGCCCTTGCTCAGATCCTGGATCATCGACAGAGGCACGCGGAACATTCCACAGATGTCTATCTTTGTTTGTTGCCTCGTGCCCAAGTACATGGCGTCATCGGTGGGGATGTCGAACTGCTTCATCTCCATATTTTCACGGAGCAGCATCCATCCGTACGCCGAACGGGGCCCGCGGAAATGCTGGTTGATTGAGTCAATGAACTGCTTTCCCTTTTCTTCACTCAAGCCTTTCCCCGGCGCTCCCTGGATTACGCCGCCCATTACCGCCGAGTTGCCGAAGAACGCCTCTGACTGTGTATGCACTGCCACGCCAAGGCCGATGCTTGCCCGATTGAAGGCGATCGGGCTCAAGAAGTTTTGCCCGTCGAATGACAGGCCGGGTAGTACCAACATCCGCGATTCAGGGATAGCGCGATTGTTTTCGCCCATCCCTGCGAGGACGTAGATCCGTTTGCCTAGACGATCGAACTCCGGCTTGACGAGTTTTGAGGGGATTGGAATCAGCGTAACTAGCTCGCCAGTCCGTTGCGTGGTGATAATCTCAGCGTAGGAGGCGCCCCATAATTCGAGGTTGAGCTGCATCGTTTCGCGAACCGTTAGCCCCAGCGCGTCGCCCTTGTGGTTCGTGGAGAGAATCTCGTTCAGCGGATGGTCAACCGGCACGCGGGACTTGGGATCGCTACGGTCAAACACCTTGGCGGGCAACGTGCTGATTGTCTGGGCGACGACGTTGACGCAAGCCCAGACCGTGGCGAAGGTCATCGCCGATTCTTCCGAGACGCGGATCCCGGCGGTTGTACGGTGGCCGACGTCGTTGTACCAGAAGTCGTCGTGATCGCTCCTGTTGGCCGAATCGTGACTGGCTTGCGGCGCGAGGCCGAGGAGTGTGTCGAGCATAAATCACCTCACGTACAGAATAGGAGGAACTTGCGACAGCGTCAGAGTTCCATGCCAAACACACATATGCAAACCGTCATAACAAGCAAAATGAACACCTGGAGCGGTAGGCCGCAGAACGCAATTAGCGGAAACCAAGGGACCAAAACTATTTGCAATACGCCGATGACGACCACACTGCCCATCGTCCAATAACTCAGCGGCTTCGCTCCCATGAATCGCAATATCATGAAAAGAGAAGCCGCCAACATGGCCATTGTAATCAAGCCGACAACGTACACCGTACAAACATCCATCGCTCATTTCCTCCTGCACAAAATCATACCACTTATCGCCCCAAATGTCAGCGCCAATCCGAGCACGGCAGCGGCCGCCGGCACGTCATGCCAGGCCACGCCGCCCACGATCAGTGCGAGGCCGGCAACCAGCCCGCCGTTGCGAATCAGGCGGGGGACGGTGAATCGAAAACTAGGCATGCAGTCCTCTCCAGACCAGTTGGGCCAACTCCCAGTCGGCCTCGTTGTTGATGTCGATCGACTCGACGGGGGATAATAGGTAGGGCACGCAGTGACCAGAGGCGACACGGCCCATTTGCTCCATCACCATAGCGGGATCCATCAAGTACAGCCCGGTAGTCTCGTGCAGAGTGATGTCCAACTGGTCGGAGTTCGGCAGGTAGCCATGACGGCGGTAGTCCGGACGGCCGTCAGTCCACGTGTAGAGACTTTGTTCTCGGCAACCTACCACACTCTTGATGTCATCCGAGGACTGAAACTTCTTGATCGCGCCCGAAACCGACTCGGGATTGATGAATGGCGACGTCGGAACAATCTGAACGACGCAAGACGCTCGCCAGAACTTGTTGCATTGTCGCCACGCCAAGTAATCGCCCGACGTAGTGTCGTTTGCAAATGGCCCTGGCCGCTTCATTGGCGTCGCTCCCCGTTCTTCGCCGATCCGCAGAATCTCATCGTCCTCACTGTCGATCACCACGATGTCAAAGACGCCGACGGACATCGCCGTGTCTAGCGCGTGGCAAAACATCGGCTTATCGCCGAGTATGCGCAGATTCTTTCCCGGCAGGCGTCTGCTGTGTCGCTTGGCATGGACGACGGCCACCACTCGTCCGTTGCAAAACTGTTCATCGGCCATATTGCTGGTTCTCCAAGAAGGGGCGCTCTTGCTCGCTGATGCCGAACTCAGTGCGGTAGGCTTCGGCGGGGACCGACTCGTAGGCCGCCTGGTTGCCGTTGTCGTGGGCATCACGAACGGCGTCTACCATCGCCTTGAATTCGTCCGGCTCCAGGCTGCACTCGATATGATGAGCGAATGAATTCCGGGACATGCAAAAATGCCGCTCGATCATCTCGGCGCCAAACTGCTCGACCGCCGCCAGTGTCGGAAGGTACCCCACCTCGTGACCCGAGTAGCCAATGTGAATCTGGTCACAACCAAAATGCTTCCGCAGCTCGGCGATGTTGCCCAGCCGCAACCGCTCGGGCGGACACGGATACTCGGCCACGCAATGCAGGATCCAGAGGCGGCAGTGATCGCGGAAAAGGTTGACGATTCTCTCGATTTCTGGCAGGGTTTGTCCGGCGACGGACACGACGATTTCATAATCGGTGGGGATGACGTTGGCAGCGTGTTGAACGAATTCGCGGTTTCGGGCATTGGTCGATGACAGCTTAATTCTCGACTCGCCACAGTAACAAGGGCCGACGGCCCATTCCAGTGAAAGCAGGTCTTGTGGTGTCACGAACCAGGGGATTTTGTTTCCCTCGCACCACCAGAAAACTTCCTGCCAATCATTGCCGAACAACTCAAACGCTTCACGATACTCCCTGTAAGTCTTACCGCAGGGACTCGCGTATGGCCTGTCGAGTTGCTCTTGTGTGTAAAATGCGTCGATATCCTTTCGTTGCAGCTTGACACTATCAGCGCCGGCGGCCTTCGCCTTTTGAACCATGCGATGCAGCAACGTCATGTTCCCTAAATGGTTCGTCGTGAACTCGGCGACAATCTCAACAGACATCGCTATTTCCTCCTTGGAATGCCGAGGCTGCCCTCGACACCACGAATGATTTTCCTCGTTTTCCAAACCTATAAAATTCTGATAGCCCGATCTCTGGATGTGCCACCAGCCACTCTGAACAGGCTCGCTGCTCTCCCTGCCGTGGGTCTCCGTCAAAACACAACCAATCATCGAAGCACAACACCGTGCCAACCTGCAAGTACGGCACAACAAACTCCAGCACAAGCTTGGCCGACTCATACAGGTCGCAATCAACCCAAACAACGGCCGCTTGCGAAACGCCCCACTTATCACGCTCTGACTCAACTAGGGTCTCATTGTACCACCCTTCGATAATCTTCACTCTTGCAAGGTCAAGCTGTGCGTTGTGCAATTCGTTCTTGAAATCGTCGACGGAACACGCGTATCTACCATGGTAGAAATCATCAATCTCTCGTTGCTCTCCCGCATCGTCACCCACTTCGGGCAACCCGCGGAACGAATCAAACGCCCACAGAAACATCTGGTCAAGTCGCCTCGCAATGGCTGCCCGATATGCCCAGATAAATGATTTTCCGCGAAAGACGCCGAACTCCATGTAATCACCAACGATGGCATTCTGCTCCACGTGTCGCATTGTGATGCCGAGCATGTGCTCGGGGCTTACTACCATCGGCCCAGCCTTGCGTAGATGTCCTTGGGCTCCTCGTCTGCGAGTATCGCGGCCCGCACCTCGTCTTCGTTCGCCGCGCGTTTCTCGGCCAACACAAGCACGGCCTCGGCCTTCCCGTCAGGAATCACCAACACGCTGTCGCCGTCCGCGAAGATCCACTGCCCAGGGTTGATCTTCATGGAACACCACAGTATTCCGTTCACGGTTATCGGCACATCGAACTCAGTAATTTGCCAACGTCCATAAGCGTCTTGCGGTTTTGAGCCGCGACAGAACAGCGAAAAGTCCGCCTGCTGAATTGCGTCGAGATCACGCGTTGCGCCGTTGATAACCGCGCCCACAGCGCCATGCTTAGTCGCCAACATAGCGGAGATTTCGCCGAAATGTGCAACCGCCAACTCATCTGCGGCGAGAACCTGCACGCACCCCGGCGTCATTGCGTCGAGCATGTCTAGGCGGATCGTATCGTTGATCTCATCAGGCGTTGCGAGCGTACACCCGGCACACGTCATGGCCGGCCCAACTAGCGGCGTCACGGGCCCACTGCGCCGCGATACAGCCAGATCCATCACGCAAGCCGTTTCGCGAACACCTAGATCAAACACCATGGCGTCGTACACCACGCCGGCGTACAGCTTGCGGTAACGTTCGGCCATTTCCTCGTTATTCATTCCTCAATCCAATCTTGGCATATCATGCCAGACAAGGGTTGCGGTGGTTGGTTCGCCCAGCCACGTGCCGTCGCCGATGCGGCGAAACATCTGTTTCTCCGATAGCTGGCGATGCGGGTCGAGAGCGTTCAGGTCGGCGTTTCTCGCATCGTAAAAATCCGGCCGATCTCGGGTGGTCGAGTCAAAGCCGAACAGGTGTAACTCGCAGCCGGGAAACCGAGCAAGAGCCATGGCAACCGCAACCATGCCGGTGGATGGATGGTGCGAGTCGCGCCGCGCTACGAGCCGGTCCCACTCTTGATTGGACAACCAACTGGCTGGACGACCGAGGGAATAGTTTGCAAACGCCGTTAGGTGACGCTCTTGCTTATCCGGGTCGTGAGCTAGGATCTGGTTGCTGCACTGCGTAAACCACACCTCGCCGTCCATCCCTACGGGACACTCCCGTAATCCCGCATGGTCGCCGTACCACGCCCATGCGTTGATCTTCTCGCCCGCGTCCTTGGCGCCGTGCCGCCACCACGCCTTGATCCGCACCACGAAATCACAAGCGTCGATCTCGGCGCCCTTGCCCTTGGCCGACGGACCGTTTCCAACGATGGCGACCTTCATTCGGGTAGCTCCTTTTTGTTGCGCCATGGAAACTCCACGTCGGGGATCGGCTTGCCGAGGAAACGGCAAAGTGGCTCCCACTTGTCGCCGGCGGAAATGTCGATACAAAGCACCCTCGCGAGGTCCCAGGAAAAGTACGGAATCCCCTCCGTCGCCCAGTCGACGAATCGACGCTTCCATAAGAACTCATGCGGCTCAGCGCAGCCGAACAGCAACTGATGCAACCTGTCCGTGTAGCGGATATGAGAGACGTCGGCCGACACCCGAATCTTGTTGGCGTGAAATTTGATCGACTCCCACCACTCGTCCGTGTCGCGAGTCGTCAGGATGAACTTGACGCCTAAACCTGCATACGCTTGCCCGATCTCCCGGTGGAAGAACGCCGCCGGCATATCCACCGCAGCGTCCACGTCGTCATACAATCCCGCGAACGTGTCCGCGTTGACTGTATCCAGGTCGATCCGTTCCGGCGCGTGGTGGATGGCGTTGTAGCCCAGGATCCGCAGGGCCTCGCAGAGGGAAGCCGTGCCGGTTCGGGGCATGCCGATGCCGATGATCTTTAGGGACATGGTTTCTCTCCCAAAATTCTCACGGCTTCCTCGACGTTCTTGGTCGTCAACCCAGTGTATCCGTCCGTCACGACCTGGCGGGTGTGTATTCGTTTGTCGTCCAATACGACGAAATCCTCGACCTGCCCTCGCAGCCCAAGCCATTCCAACAGCCGCGACTCTTTGTCGCCCTGCGGCAACACGGCGACCACCTTACAATCCACGCCATGCGTGCCGAGCAAGCACTGCCACCCCTCCAAGCTCAGCCATCCGAGGTGTGTCCAGTTTCGCCAAGTCGAGATCATCACAACTGTGGCGCCGGTTCGCCGGATGATCTGATTCAGTTGTTCGGCCAAATGGGGTACGATTCGCGGGCAACCTGTCGGTACACAGGGCGTGCAGTTCAGAACACCGTCGACGTCTAGGAAGATGATCTTTAGGGGCATGGGGGTTCCTCATTGTCAACCGCTCGATATTTGCACACCACGGTCCACTGGCATGGATCGCTTGGGTTTATGGTCGCCGTTTTTATGTGGCACCGCAAGCTGGAAATGGAATCCGTCAACGGCTCATCGAGCTTTGGTATCTTGTCGTGCGACAAGACCTCGATATCGGTTATCGTGCCGTCACCCCTAACGATGAATGTCTTCTCAGGCCGGCCGCTAACGTCCGGCTTTTCGCATACTATTATTCGCGGATTGCTCTTGCTCTTCCAAACCATCCACAACACACGGGCCACGTCGCGCCACCTTAACTTGCCGTATGGATGAAACCACCCCGTGACCCACCTCGCCTTCTTGGCGTCCCAATCAGTGATGACAAGTCGTCTATCTCTCTTCTCAACAGTGAACTCAAAGCAATATTTGCCGTTGTAGCGCGGCGACACCTTGAAAGACTTCACAAAAAAACCAAAACGCTCGCGAGTAACTATACGGCTCAGGAGCATTAGAGGGCAATGTGATAACACAAGCCGTCGCCGCCAGATTCTAACGTGTGGCGATGTCCCCATGATTCACTCCTCCCCCGGCAATGGCCGGCGGCACGCCAGCCGCTTATGGGCGGACTTGATCTCTGGAATCTCTGGGACTATCAGCCTCATGTCGTCACGCCGCAGACCGAAATATCCATTGGCAAACTCGAAGAAATACTCGGCGGGCAGCTTGACTTCCACGACCAGCGGCCTCATCGGTACACAGCCCATCACTTCCCCTTCCTTATTCGCGTCGATTAGCGGTTATCGTGAAGTTTCCGATTTGCCTCAAAATTGTCCGGATTGAATCCCTCCGCCCGGCCCCAGCAATCGGGCCGCCCGCCGCCCGGCACGTTGTCCACGGCAGCCAGCGTATGGTCGACGTGCCAGACGACAGGCGCGATGGGAAATTTTCTCCTGGGCGGGATCAATTGGATGCCCGCCCGCTGAATGTCGCGCAGCAAGATCCCGTCGTCGGCGCCGTAGCCCACGCAACGCTCGTCGTATTGGATCTCTCGCCAATGCTCGGCCACCATGGCAGTCGTGCCGGTCATGCCGTAGTCGACGCGGCTGGGCTCCTGGTGGCGGTTGTCGAAATCTCGACAGAGGTGGTAGACGGGCATGATGGCCTGGCCGTGCTCCACCTCGCACATGATGTCCCATGCGGCGGGGCTGAAGGCAACGTCCACGTCGGTGCAAATGATGACGTCGACATCGGTCCAGTATTCCAGCACGTAGTTGACTCCAAAGTTTTTCGTCTTGGTTAAAGAAAACACTACCTTTCCATCAAGCTGCGGAAGTGACGTTTTCGGCAAGATTCTCTGTGTTCCGTTCGGATGCATGAGTTCATACAAAGCGTCCGTTACCACCAGAACTGTAGCGTTTGATTCTCTGTAAATTGCATCGTTCCACTTGAAGTGATCGTCTAGGCGATGCTGAGGCACGCAGCCATAAGCCACGAACACCACGGCGATTTTGCGTTGGTTAGTCATTGGCCACGCCTTTTGCATTGGACACAATTGTGGCGGCCAAGACATCGTCTCTGCCCGCTAGCACAACCACGCAGCGAACGGCGTCCTCTGGCTTGTCGAACGGCCCGAAAGCAACGGGGAACGTAGGCCGCTTTTTGTATTGCATGCGCACACCGAATAACTCATTTCCCACGGTTCAACACCTCCTGGCGATACGCCCTAGCCGCCTCGGCCGGGGCCTTGACGAAATCGGTTATACCCGTGTTGCGGCCGGGGGCGGTGCAGGAACGGCAGACAATCGGCACGGGACCGTCGGTACGGTGGGTCATGATGCCGCCAGACAAGTTTTCGCGAATGGCCTGCCAGCGGCCAATGATCCGACTCAACGAATGCTTGTGGACATTCAGCGTCGTTCCCAGCCCTCGCCAATCGTAGCAGCACAAATGCACGTTGCCATAGTAGTCGAAGATCATCTCGGTGAACATGCGGCAACAAGGCGCGTCGAACTCCGGGCGGCCGGGCTCGTCGCCGGTGGTGGAAAGGCGATCGTCGAAAGGCCACTGGTGGACAAACCGCCCAGACTTTTCGGCCAGCGGAGACCCAGGGAGCGATTTGCTCTGCTCATACTTTGTGACGTGGATTTCGTCGAAGAGGCTTAACGACCAAACAACGTCGACGTAGGGAGGTGGGGCGTACGTGCCGTTGGTCCACAGCACGAACTTCGCCGACGTTTCCTTTGTGCGTATCCTTGCCGCGACTCGCCACATCCTCTCCATTTCCAACGTCGGCTCGTTGTAGTAGTGAAACCCTATCAGCCCGCGAAAGCCATGCTCCTGGATCAACGCCACTGCCGTGTCGACAATCGTCTCGTCGGACATGGCTTGCGAGGTGTCGACGTGCTTGTAGCGGTCGGGGTGCGTGTTGGGGCACTTGGCATGCAAGTGGCCGAGGTTGCACTCGCGGCCGAGCTCGAAACAAATGAATTGCGTGAGGTGCATCAGTTCCGCCCCCTCCGTCGCCATGTTTGTTTTGTTGGGTTGTCGTACATCTACGAATCCCCCTCTGGTTTCATGACGAACACGCCAGCCTTGAGGGCCATCGCGGCGAAGTCGTGCCAGTCTGGGTTCCGCAGGCAGGCGAATGCGTATGGATTGTTCAAGCTCACCTCATCCCTGCTCACGCACTTGTCCAGCGCAAATCGGATAACGGCTTTCAGTTCCGTGACTTGACTTTCACGGAACCGTTCCGTTGCCGACACCTTATGCCCGCAACGGTGACAGTACCCATCGCCGACAGCCCGAGAAGAAAACGTTAGGGTCCCGCCGCACTGGACGCACTTTTCGCATGGGTCTTCCTCGGGCGTCTTGTCCAAGCACTCCAGCCCCGGGTCAAGGTGCATGGTACACGTTGTCGCGGGTTCAGCCTTCCACTCGCCACACCAGCCCTGCTCGCTAGTCATCGGCCGGTATTGGTAAGGACAATCCTTGGATGTCAGCACAACAGGCGCGTTCCGTCGACACACTAAGGTGTGCAACAAACTGGGAGCCTGCCTCCAGCTTCCATCGCCTTTCGTTACTGGCGCCGAGTAACGACAGTTTTGACAGTTCTCTTTCATCTCGCTTTCTCCACGGATAGGGAACATCGACGCCGCCTTCTCGGCACACGTCTGACAGAGGTACATCACAATCGCTCCAGGACTAATCGGCTCTGTGATCATCCGAACACACTCGCCCGGCTGACAACACTCAAAACAAAAGCCCTCGTCAAGATTCATCATGCTCTTCTCCACGGACGGGAACTATCACTCATCGCCCGGCGGCGGCGGGCCGGGCAGGCAGGTGGGTTTTCGGAACGGCGGGTGGATCTTTTCGATTGAAATACACTGTCTCCGGCCGGTTGAGACACCTCAAGCACTCGCAAATCTTTTGGTCGTTTCATGTCTTCTCCCAGTGCACGGAATCATCCTCAACACTCAATCTCGTTGTTTTCGTAGAAAGATTCGCCTTCGCCTTCGCCCAACGCCGCCAACCCAACGGCCATCACCATCGCCACAACGCCGTCGATCTTGTCGGCCGACTTGCCCTTCATCGGGTACTCTCGCCACTCGCCGGGATGCACCACCGTATTGGCGATCATCCAACGCAGGACCTTGTTGCCGTCGTGCTTCAGCGTCTTGTTGAAGATGGCGGTCTTCGTCATCTTGGTCGGCGGGATCATGCCCATGCTGCCTTGGCCGTGGGCGAAAACTTCAATACCCTCGTCGACGTCCAGGCGCTGGATCACGTCGAGACCCTGGAAGGCGCGGTCGCAGGCGATCTGGTACACGTTGAGCTTGTGTCTGTTGATGATGTCCATCACATCCTTGTGTAACCGCGCCGGGTCGGTGCAGTTGCCTTCCATCAAGGTGAGCAGGCCGGCCCGGGCCCAGGCGTCGTAAGGGATCCTCCGCTCCTGCTCGCGGCGCCGGGCCGTCGCTTCGGGGACCCAGAAGAACGGGAAGATCCACGTCTCGCCGTTCTCTTGCGGGACCGCGATCACGAAGGCGTTAAAGTCCTCGGTACTGGCGATGTCGAAACCACACCAACAGGACATGCCCTCGCAGTCGCTCAAGCTGATAGCCGCCACGCAAGCGTCCCACTTCTCCGTGGTGATCCACCGACTGACCGACTCCGTGCGGATGTTCAAGTGGAGCCGCTTAAACGTGTTTTCATAGCTGGGGTCTTCGCGGGCGCGGTTGCATTCGCGTTGGAGGTAATCCAGCGGTACGGACACGTGCAGGTTCGGATTCGCCTTGGCCCACACGTCGGGGCTGAGCCAGTCGTCTTCCTTGCCGGCCTCGTAGATCACCGGCAGGAAGGCCGGGTCGTCGATCACGCCGTCGCGGACCTTGGTGGCGTAGTCGTGCTTGTCGTTGCAGATCGAGCCCTCCCGCTCGTAGTCCGAAGTGGTCAGATGCACGACCAGCGGCGAGGTGCGCTTGAGCGTTCCGGTCATCAACACCTCGGTCAACTCGGGCGACTTGTGGGCGTGTAGCTCGTCGTTCACCACCAGTTGCGGCGAGAACCCGTGTTTGCTGCCCGCCTCGGCGCTGAGAGCTTTGTAGCTCTTATCGCCAACCACAATCGAATACTTGTAGAGGTTGGCCCGCCGCTCCATCATCGGCTCGTTGCGAATCATGCCGGTCACGACGTCGAAACAAAGCCTGGCCTGGTCGCGTTCGGCGGCGCTGGAATAGAGTTCGGCGCCCGGCTCGTCGTCAAGGTACAATCCGACGCATACCATGGCCGCCGCCATGGTCGTCTTGGAGTTGCCGCGAGGGATGAAGACCATCGCCTCGCGGTAACGGCGGGAGCCGTCCGGCTTGTGCCAGCCCCAGAGGTTGGCGAAGACGGCTTGCTGCCACGGCTCCAGGATGAGTGGCTCCCTGTTTCGGGCCTTCTCGCCCTTAACGTGCGTGCAGCACTTCTCAACAAACTCCAGGATGTACCGGGCGTAGTCGGCGTCGAACACGCACTCGCCCGCCTGATCGTAAGGATCGTAGCCGGGGAGAATCCGGATCGTGTCAAGTAGGTTAGTCGCCGCCTTGCCCATGCCTATCCCATCTTCGCGATTCGTGGCTTGAAGAATTTTTCCTTGCCGCTCTTGCCGCTCCCACCCCGAAGCTTGCCACTGACAATCCTGGTCTGGCTGGACGGCGTGATGCCCAGCTCGGTAGCGTAGGCCACCATCTGCTTTTCCGCCGCCGTGAGAATGTGCAGGTAGGGCGAGGCGTAGATCGTCTTCGTCTTGGGCGACATGATCACCTCGCCAAACTCCTGGACGTGTTTGCTGGCCTTGACGTAGCGAGCCCATGCCTCGCAGTAGGCACACAACACGGCGATGTGGCAGGGCGAGATTGCCGCCGCCTTCGCCAGCTCGGGGACCCGCCGCTTCCACTCCGCCTTGGCCTCGGCCGGCAAGTGTGAGGGGCAACGGGGCGCCTTCAGTTCGTACTCGGGCTCGCGGTCGTTCAGCGGACGATTGCCGGGGTTGCCGGCGCGTTCCTTCTGGGCACGAGTCTTGGGCTTGCGGCCTCGGGTTGGCATTAGGAATCACTTTCTATCTCACGCATCAAGTCCGGCCTCCTGAACCAATTCGAGCCCTAGGACTTCTTTGTAGGACTCCTTCCAACGCAACTTGGGTTCGGCCTCCAGCTCGGAAAAGACACCACAAACTGCTTCGTTCGTCTGGCCCGCTTCAATCAAACGGATAGCTTCCGAGTCCGTGCTCGGCACGACGCGCGAACCGAGTAGATCTCGGCAAGTGCCATCGACGGGATGCCACGGGCGTCAAGACTGCGAATGTCGCGGACGTCTGACTCCGTGAGCTTTGCCATTGGGTGTTGCTCTCCCTTCTTGCCGCTCGTTCGGCCGTTTCGTCGACGATCGTCCCAGTTGCTGCTGGGAGTATCCCACCTGAGATTACTCAGCCGGTTGTCCGTCTTGATGTCGTTCGCGTGGCAGGCCACCGGACCGGCCGGCCGGGGACCCACGAACGCCTCTAGCATCAGAAGGTGGACCATCCGTTTTACCTGCCGCCCAGCACCATCGAAGATCGCGGCCCGTGGGTATCCTGTGCGGTTGTGACCAAGTCGCAGGGGCCGCCAGTCGTCTCCCAAGATGTACTGCGGACCAGTACAACGCCCGTCTTTCATGGCGGGGGCAGTCTTCTGGTATCGGCTCCACACACTCCCGTCATCGCCGACACGGTAGGCCGAATGACCTTGGACCAGACGATACTGCACAGTAGACTTCTCTTCAGGCATTGCTCGATTCCTTTTCAATCGGGTCGTGTTTAGAGCGGCCAGGGGAGTCGATCTGCTCGCCTAGTCGCTCGGTTCTTTGGTCCGGATCGGGCTTCAGG